ACTCTCCCATTTTCTTTCCTACCTCCTCTTAAAATTATTAATTTATTCTATATAGAAAATAATTAAGTATTACTTATACTTCTATATAGAATTCTTTTTATTAAATATCAAATTTATTATCTATATAGACTAATTTTCAAAATTAATCTGTTACTCTCTGTTGAAAAATTATAAAGAAATAGCCAGAAAGCTTACGGAAAACTTTTCTAATTACGGAAAATTCAATAATTTTTGTTAAATACTCGAAAATCCACAATATAATACGTGTTTTTGTGGATTTTTTGTAAAATATGGAAATAAAAAAGCTATCCCCCGTAAAAATAAGAACCGTTTTCTAATTAAAGGCCAAAAATATTACTATAATTTTTACCACGATCTCTTAACATTTCTGCGAGTCTCGCACGCCCCTCTGAGTTATAGTTATTCTTGATATCTTCTTCAGTTTTCATCCGCTCAATATTAGCCTGATATTCACGAGCTTTTTCGATCGCGCGATAAATCATTTTACGAATCATCTCAAGCGTCTTTTCAAGCGCCTTGCAAGACCAGATTGAGGCAAAATAATGCTCCGGATTACGCTTCTTTTTAGCTAATTTTACCGATTCTTCAAATTCTTTCTTAAAGCGAATTTGACGATTTCTGAACATTGGTAGATAATCATCATCGACAATTAGTTCCGACGCCTTGCCAAGACGATTTCGTAAGGTTACAATTCTTTTTTCTGACATTTTAATTCCCTAAATAAATCATTTTATTTTGGGGAAAGAAAAACCCTCGAAAGCCGAAGCTCCAGAGGGGTTTTCACAAATGCATTGTTTTTGCACTTTAATAATAACTCAAGCCAGATTTTTTGTAAAATATTATTGATGAAAAACATAAATTTTTATGTTTTATTATGTCATCTTTTTCATTAATGCAAGTATGTTATAATTAGAGTAAATTAGCTACCCAAATACAGGCGCTAGAAGATAATAAATTAATCTTTTGGCGCTTTTTTATATCAGCCAAGAAAGGGTAGAAATAGATGGACTTTTTTAAGGGTATTGGAGACTTTTTCGGAGGTTTATTTGGTAAAAAGAAAAAACAAAATGAAGTAGATAATTGGAATCCACAGCCAACACGGTTAAACTCCCAACCTAACACTCTATCATCACAAACTGATCTAGGAAGCACTAATTTTAAGCCAAGTACAAATTTTGAAACAAAACCAGATTATTCATTTAAGACAACCGCATTAACTCCAAGCACTAAACCTTTTGATGACACTACTGATTTTTCAAAAGATAATACTTCCGGGCTTAATTTGAGCCTTAATAATCGAAACAAGCTAAGTGGCAATAAATTTACTTTAGGTGGAAGCTCACGTATCGAGAATACCGCCGTTCATGAAGATGATGTTAATGACACTATAAAACAACTGAATGATCGTTATCATGATGAACGTAATAGCTTTGGAAGGTTTTGGGGAAGCTTTACTGGCGACACAGACAGACGTGATAAAGAACTACGCCGTAAAATCATAACCGATGAGATGAAGAAAATTACCAATGGACTAGGCTCAAACCCAGATGGTTCGTATAAACGTGATTTTAATGATGATGAGGCCTATAAAATGGCCACACTGCAGCTTGCTTTACGTCATGGTGTTGATAGTCAACCATTAAAAGCATTTGTGCCAAACGTTAAAATGCAATCTAACGAAAAAGTTGGTAATATAAATTTAGGCGACTGGGGTCTTGCGACCGCAAGAACCATTAAAAACATGACGGATGGTGAAGATGGTCTGGGTGGACTTGTCGGGAATGCGTTGCTCGGAAAAAGAAAAGCAGACGAAGGCTTTAATCTAGGCCGTTTCGTGGCTGACCTCCCGTCTGGTATGATTTCTGGGATGGCTGAAACTGGCGCTGATATTTCTGATGTACTCTCGGGCAAACGTATGTTAGACGACGGTTCTATTCAAGATTTGAATGGGCTACAACGCTTTGGATCCGGTCTAAATGCCTCTCTCAATGTTATTGACTTACCATCTGGCGGTAGTGGCACACTTTTTAGATCTATTTTTAAGAATGGGATAAAGCAAGCGGCTAAAGAGGCTGGAAAAGCCGGCCTTAAGGAAACAGCAAAGAGAATAGCAAAAGATTTAGCTAAAGACGCCGCTAAAGAAGGTTTAGAGGAAGGTATCCAGCAAATCGCTCAGAACCTTTCTAATACCGATAATTATAATGCAAATGGAAATTTCAAGACAGAAAAACTCTTGGACCAAGTAGGCGAATCCGCTGCGCTTGGTGTGCTTGGTGGTGGAATTATGAGTGGAGCAGGCCTTGGTATTAATTCTGGTAAAGCTAAACTTGGTGAGTTATCTCAGAATATTAGACAAAATATTGACCAAAGAATTAACCCTCAAACTAATCCAGTACAGAATGCCGTAGCAAAGATTGAAGCCAATAAAAACATCACAGAGAAACTACGGGATGCATATGTGGATGGGAGATTACCAATTCCACAGACCGTCCTAACACCCAATGCTGGAATAAAGAACAGACTCGAATCTTCTTTTGAAAATGGGCTTACCGGAGAATTTGACAATGGTAGCAGTTGGATTGGAAGATTAAAAACAGATGACGTAGCAACTGCTAATAATATTCAGAATACACTTGGACGTAAGAATATAAGTGAAGATGGAAATATATATTTAGACAATTACAACGCGGCTGAACACGCTCAGAAGCGTTTTTCAGAAAATCCTGAGTTAAATACTCCAAAATATTTGACGGACACCACCTACAACGCCTTATTTGGCGATGGTAGGGAGATTCTACCAAATAATCCATCTAACCCAAATTCAGTAGCGTTTGTGAATAAAAATACCCCTAATGGAGTGGTCCCCGTAGGGGTTAGAGGTGGGAATAATGAAATTTTTAGTGTTATTCCTTCAAAAAGAGAAATTCGTACACTAGAACGCCATAATGAAGCCATAAAAAAAGGGATGTCGCCCGAAGGCGACTCCGTTGGCATTGTATCACAAAACTCCAATGATGTCAAAAACGATATCAATAACATTAACGTCGATAATACTACTAATTCCCAAGATATTCGCTATAAAAATAATGTAACTCAAGATATCCAGTCTTTTTCTGAGCAAAATCTCCGCAAAATTATCGGTAATGAGTACGATATTATTTCCAAAGCGTCAGACAATACTCCACGCACTGCTCAAGGTTATGTAGATCTGAAAAACGGTATCGTATCAATTCTAGATGGCAAAATGTCTACTGCAAACCATGAAGCCACTCACATCGCCATTAATGCATTGACCGATATAAGCCCAAGGCTAGCCAATAGCGCCATTAATAGTATCGTCGACAGCTACGGTGCGGACACTCTTATTTCTGAGGCCAATAAATCCGGGTATGGCGACATCCTAGGTCATAAATTAAATGCAACAAATATTGACGATGTACGCTATGCAGCGGAAGAACGTTTAGCTAATGATTTTGCCAAATATGCAGAAGCAAAAGCTAAAGGCCGTGAGAATTATTATGCGAAAAAGAATAGTATCCCAGCTCAGATTAAGGCTTGGTTTGATTATGTAATAGACCATCTTAAAGATATAACCGCAAGATTAGATTCGGCTCACGATTTTATATATAAGTTAGAACGTGGCGATTTTGCAAATACGATAGATAATCACGTAAATTCGATGCGTGGTACCGACATTGATGTCCTAACCACCCAACTACAGGACGTTAAGCTGAAACTAGATGACACAAACACGGATCGTTTTGGCAACCAATTCTCTGAACAAGAAATCCCAGTGTCTCAATTGCGCCGTAGCCAAGAATTCCAGCCACGTACTACTGCCAGCGGCAAAGGTACTAGTGATAGCGTATTTAAGTATGGTTATAACGAAGGCATGGTAGACCAGCCAATGCTAGTTCGCAAAAACCCAGATGGTACCTATGAGGTACTCGGTGGGCACTCTCGCACTGAAGGTTTAGAGAGAAGAGCAAAGGCAGGATTAGATAATCCTGAGACCGTAAAAGCTCGCGTATATGATAATCTAACCGACAAACAAGCACTACAGGTCTCTCAGGCTGCTAACCAGGGCGGACAATATGAAAGTATCTTGGATATGGCCAAATCAATATCAGACGCACGTAACGCCGGGATTGAGCCAAGTGTCCAGAAACAAAACATGGTAAAGGGATATTCCATGGATGACTACGAATCCCTATATAAGATTTTGTCCAATGATCGTAATCTACAAGGATTAGTTTTTGAAGGTGCAATATCACAAGAAGATATGCTTTCTATTGCTAGGACTAGTAGGAAGTTGAATTTTGAACCAGCGAGAACTCAAAATTTAGTACGAGAGGCGTATTCTAGAGGAGATTTCAGCAAGAAAGGCGTCGAATCTGTGATGAAGGCCTTATCGACAAAGGAGCATAATAAGGAGTACAATGAATCACTCAACGGTTTTAGCTTCATGGATGATATGGAAGCACTCGATAACCAACAAGAGATTTTAGATGCACAAAAAGCTATCAAAAAACAAGCTCTACTCGATAACTCATTAGACCGTGTTATTAATAATTTCGATTCTCTATCTAGTGACCAGCAAGGTAAAATCCTAGAAAGGATTAAAAATGAGAAAATAAATAATAACTCGTCGAATTATGAGGTCAAAAACACGGCTATCGAACCCGTTATAGAGAACCAGAATAATAGCTTAGAAACAAATGCAAATCTAACAGATATAGAGCATATAGAAACGCCTAGACAAAATTTAACCGATAATGATGTAGAAAATTACGTAAATGACCAGGTTGAAAATCAGAAAAAATCCACGAATGCTGGGTTGATACAAAAGATTAAAGACATTAAGGACCAGTTAAAGCATCATCTAGTAGACGATTCTACTGCATATGAACAGTACCTATCAAAAGGTCACGACAAGGATTCTAAATTAGCTCGAGATGCACTTAAAGAAGATATCAGGAACGATATTGATAAGGTACGGTCTTCAGATATGATTGCACAGCAATTTATTCGTGACAATGGATTGGCTGAGCTTGGCAAAATGTCCACAAAAGACCTAAATCAGTTCCAGCAATATTTAATTGCTAGACGTCATGCCGCGGACTTACATAAGCAAGGTATTAATACTGGGCGAGATCTTGATATGGACTTGGCTATTATCGATAAGTACAAGAAAAAATTTACAGAGCAAGAGAAAATTTATCGTAATTTCAATAAACAGCTCTTAAATTATATGGAAGGTAACGGTTTGATTTCTAAAGAGCTACATAATAAGTTAAAAAAGAATACAGCCTACACACCATACCAACGCCTCATGGACGATGTTAGTAGCTTCACTGGTAATTCACAGCAACTAGGCAACCTCAATAGTGAGCAAGTTATTAAGAAAATGAAAGGCTCAGACCGCACAATTCTTAACCCTATCGAAGCTACAATGTCGAATACCATGCGAATTATTAATGAGGGGCAACGTAATATCGCAGCCAGAAAGATTGCCGAGAATGCGTTCAGTGAGCGTAGGTTGAGAGATGGCGAAAAACCACGCGCAGGCTATGATACATTGAACTTTATGGAGAACGGTAAGAAAGTCTCATATGAAGTACCGAAAATGGTAGCAAGCGAGATGAAACGACTTAATCGTGTACTCCCAGAAGGTGTTGAGAAAGTCATTAATGTCCTGAGTATGCCAGCAAAAACACTCCGTGGTGGTGCTACCTCATTAAACCCAGTATTTGCAGCAAGCAACCTAGTACGTGACCAGTTACAGACTACTATTACGGGCAATATCGGAACCAATATTAAGGGTACTCCAAAAGCACTACTAGCTACTTTTGGATTTGGTGAAAAAGCAGACAATCTCCGTGCTGAACTTAGTCGTCAAGGCATTATTGGTAGTGAATATCGTCAAACCTATGGTTATAAACAAGGTGATTTAATGGCAGAACTCCAAAAAGAACACCATTTAAGCAAGAAAGCCGCAGATAGATTAAAACATCCAATCGATGCACTTAATGACCTAATCGGAAGAACTGAATACTTTACTCGTGCACAACAATACTTTGGAGCCGACGGAGACATCACGGCAAAATCTCAGGCTGCACGTAATAATACCCTAAACTTCTCTAGGGGCGGTGAGGCTATTATGGTGATTAATAAGATCGTTCCATTCCTAAACGCTGGGGTACAAGGCGGAAGACAAATGACAAATCAACTTGTTAAGCGACCGGCTAGGACGGCGTTAGCACTAGCCGCTTGGGCTGGTGTTGCAATGGCCGCAAAAGGTATTAGCGAATCAGACGAGAAGAAGAAAGAACTATACGATCGAGTATCAGATTACGAGAAGAAAACCAACTTGGTGCTTTTCGATGAAAACGCTAAATATAATCCAGAGACAGGCCGTATCGATGGGTTGGTTAAGATTCCTATCCCTCAATTCCTCTACCCTATTACGGATTCAATGAATAATATTAAGGATTCCCCAGACGCATTGCTTAAGACGGCTAATAATATCTTCGAAGTGTTCACTGGATTAGATACAGAGAACCCAGTGAATCAGTTAACACCGACTGCGATCAAGCCATTTATTGAAGCCGCTACAAATACTAATACATTTACCAAGCAAGACATTGTGCGTGATTACGATAAAAATAAACTACCACAAGATAAAGGAGCTAAGTATACTACCGGTGCGGCTAGATTCCTATCTGGCTTAACAGGAGTAGATGCACCAATCATCGATAACTTTATCGCGAACTGGAGCGGTGGGCTCGGTAAGGATTTAGCGAAGGTACTAACAGATAACCCAGATAACCAAAAAGATGGCGGTGGTATTGGGCGTATCTTTACTGAAGGAGCTTATCGAAGATTTGGGTCAGCCGGGGCAGACAGCCAATATAAAATGGCCGTAGATAGTGGTGAAAAACTCAAAAAACAGCTTGAGGGTAACTCTAACTTCACTAATCTAAGTAAAGATGACCAAGAAAAGGTTAAAAATGCTATTGATAGTGATTTCAAACAGATTGGTAGTATGTTTGGCAAATTAGAACGCGGAGACGAAGTTAAAAATAGGCTAAGTGACAGGCAGGCTGGGCTACTTCAAGGATTCAATAGTGGCAAATACATCGAAGAGGCATTGAAAGGTACGAAGCAGGTTAGTCGTGAGAGGCTATATGCCGAAAATGACTACGAGTATAACGAATTTAAGAAAGAATACGAAGAAAAATCCGCAAAAGGTGAATATAGTCGTAAAAGTAGAGTAGAGGCACAGAATAAACTTAAGAAGCTCGAAGTTGGCAAAGATTTCACGAAAGAAACTAGAGACCTATATGGTCTTGGAAAAGATGATTTCCGTAATCTTATCGAATCATCGGAAGACGGCAACAAGGTTCTAGATAACGTGCTTGCTTATGGCGATGCGTTGGTCAAAGCTGGAATCATCAGCCGAAATAAGTTCAGAGATAGATCCGGAAATATTAGTCTATTTGGCACTTCTATTAGAGGACGAGGTAGCGGCTCTAGGAGTGGAGGGGGTACTCCTTCATATAAGATGGATACTATGTCGTTGATTCGTGGAGCATTAAAATCGTCTAGTGGCAGTAAGTCCTCAGTCAGCTTTAATCGCAAGGCTGCCACTAAAGCTAATACACAAGCAATAAAACGATTAAATTCTTCAAAAAATAAGCGATAAATGTGATAGAATATAATTAATAAATAATATTTGTTCTACCTAAATACTGGCGAACTTAAAGCAAGAAAAAGCTGAAAGTCGTCAGTATTTTTCTTAGAAAGGTAGAGATGCAAATAGATAAGATTATCCAGAAAGCCTACAAGATGGCGACTGGTGATGATGAAAGTATATCGCGATCTGAGCCCTCATATGGTAAGTATTTAAGCATTTTCAATGATTTGCAAAGGGACTGGTATGAAGAATCATTAGTGCTACCAAATGAGCGCTGGGCTAGCCTTGAGCGAGAAGAAACTATTATTATCTCATCAGATGCACAATACGATCTAGATGGAGAGTTGGTACTACACCCATTGAACTATTCCCCGCTCTCAATTACCTTGCCGAGTGGCGAAATAATTGTACCTAAGCTTGTTTCAACAACCGAATTCATAAGAAGTAATGACAAAAATATCTATACAGCGTCATCGGACGGCAAAATCATAAACTTTAAGAAAGATTTCGTAAAATCTGCTATAGGCGGAAGAATTACCTACCCATATTATGTGAACCTTGAAGAGATTTCTAATGACGATGACAATATTATTGTAGATAATCCGAACTGGCTGGTTTATATGCTAGCGGCTGAAATTGCTAGGTCAGACATCGTACAAGCTGGTCAATACGGTAACCTTGTAGCACTTGCGCAAAATTCTATGACGAGCATGAAAAACCGCCAGAGAGGGCTTAGAATTGCGAATATGGACCCATGGAGGAATAAGAGATGATTAACCCTCCTAAGTCAACAAAATCCCCATCAGTGTCTACTCTAGTACTTGATAACTGGAATCGTGGGCGTGTCAGTGTTTTTGATGAAAACCGCGGACTCATTAATGGATTGGACGAAAGTCTAAACGTTTGGCTCACCCAAGATGGTGTAGCAGAACCTCGCCCTGGACTTAAACTTTACGGAATACAACCAGAAAATGAAATTATTGGAATCACGGAAGTAGTCTCTGTTGAAAATGGTTGGCCGGTGAACTATTTATTATCAGTACAGCGTGATCCAAAAGCTAAAAAAGCGTATGTTTATTACGCTAAAGACGGAGATAGGTGGAAGAAAGCGGAAGGCATTGAATATACGGGAGATGCGATTGATGCCGAATATAATTTCTGCCAAACCGACCAGAAATGTCTCATCTTTAATGGGATTAATAAAACTCATTTCTTTGATTTTTCAACAAAAACCGTGAAGAAGTTTGAGAAATTAACACAACCAACAGACTTAAAAATCACTAAAACTGGCTTATCTGAAGGTGGAGTAGCCTTAAGATATGGCATCACAGCTCAATCTTATGGAGAAACTATGCCAGTATACTTCACGACTCAGAAAGTAGATCGTGAGAGGAATAACTGGGAAGCTGGAAAACAAACCGTCACACTAGAGTGGAAATGTAATGACCCGAATGTACAGAGATTTATTATTTATGTAGGAAATGAGGTAGGAAAAGAGCAATATCTCGCAGATGTCGCAAATGACGGCAGTGGTAGCTTTAAGTTTACCGATACAGGCGTGCTTTTTGCGCAACCTGGCACGACTGCTCCTGAAGCCGATACTTCTGAGGGTATTGTGGGAAGACGCGGTACAAATATCAATGGTACGGTGTACGTGCTGGGTGATATTAAAAACCCATGGCGAATTTATTACGATGGTGGCACCCCTAAGACTGCCTTAAATTTCTCATACTCTGGTGGTGGATGGATTGATGTAGCACCTGGTGGTAAAGACCTCCCTAATGCCATAGTAGACTTCCGTACTGGTAAAGGCGACCCAGTCCCTACAATTTTCTTGCAGGGGACTAATGGTTTTGGCTCCATGAAGCACTTATTGTCAGACACTATTGAGATTGGTGGAGTACCAATTCCGAGCATTAAAATTCAGGATGCAAATGGCCGTGAAGGTACCGATGCTCCTAATGCTATTCTTAAATATCAAGAAAGCTTGCATTATCTGTCTAAAAACGGTGTATTTACTACTGGAACTCAACCAAACATTCAGAGTATCCTCTCAACTACAAAGTCATCTGCGACAATCTCAAGGGATTTTGAGAAACTAAACACAAAAAACTTATCAAAGGCTTCCGGTATCGTCTATGACGGCAAATTAATCTGGGCATTACCAGTTGGAACTAAAGAAAATAACCAGATTTGGCTTCAAGATTTAGACCGTGGTGGTGCGTGGATGTTGCCATGGATGATACCGGCCAAGTTCTTGCTGCATTACGGATCTAATGATGGTAAAACTCATCAACTTGCCATTGTAAATAACAAGGTTTGTGAATTTGACTATGATGCAATGGCAATCGACGTCAATAAGACTTTTGAAACCAAAGTAAAAACCTCTAAAGTATATTTCTCAAAGCAGAATGACTATTCGAGGGTTCTCACGGTTTCAGTAGATCTAATTAACCCAGTTGGCGATATCACAGTAGCCGTTCGTGGTTTTACCCGAAGACGAGAAATCCAAAAGGTGATTAGAAAGAAATTTAGGGACCAAACAAAGATTTTGGGGTGGGGTGATAAATTTAGCTTTTCATCGCTAAAAGATTTAGGTTGGGGGAAAACCAGGCCTTTTAGTCAGGAAAGAACTACAGAGACGAAGAATATAGTACTAAAAATTAATAAAGATTTGAAATGGGTTAGCGTAGAAATCTCTTCTCAGGGAGCTATCCGTTATGGAGTCCATAAGATTAGAGTTAGACACGTACCGATCGGATATCTACCAGAGAAAGGAGTGGGTGATGAATAACGATTCGACATTATATCAAAAATTAGGCAAGATGGAGGCCGATATTAAGAATATTGGTGACCTCGTCAATGAAGTCAATCACAAAGTGGATACATATAACGTAATTTCTCAGCGTGTTACGGTGCTAGAAGAGCGTGCTACTGATAGAAGCAACCGACTTCATAAACTTGAAGAAAATCAAGCTAAGATCGTTTGGGCCATCGTCACGGCGGTTCTTGGTGCGGTATTGAAGTTTGTTTTAATTGACAGGATGCCAAAATGAAGAGGATAGATTGGTTTAATGTAGTTACTTGGGTCTTGCTAATTTTAATTAGCATATCATTCTGGACACTAGTAATAGTTCATGGTCTTTTTCTTGGGGTATTGGTAGTAGTGCTGACTGGGATTATGTTTAGCTTAATTAAGATAAAGGAGAAATAATGGATCTAAAACGAGGAGATACACAAGTCTTTTATGTAACAGTTCCATCATCCATCGCAACAGATGGAACGGTGATGTATTTTATGGCAAAAATCAAGCCGGATGACGACAAAAACGACTCAGCGGCGCTTATTAGCAAGAGCTCGACCGACAAAAGCGACATTGGCGATAATGTCAGATTTAGGTTCGAGTTAAATCCGAACGATACCAATAAGATTGATTTTGCCAACAAAAGCGTCCTTGAACTTGCAGGTGAATTTGAGATTAGAACCCCAGACGGTAAAGTTTATTCAGTGCCTGGAAAAAATAAATATATCAAGGTCAAAGTATATGCAGATATCCGTAGAGGAGGAACACTATGAGCGATTCGATTGAATTCAACGTATCTCTTAATGAGCCTGTCAATTTCAATTTAGATGTTGGCAATCAAGGTCCAAAGGGGGATAAAGGTGACACTGGTAGCAAGGGCGACACTGGCGATCGAGGCGAAAAAGGTGACCCAGGTACAACAGATTATAATCAATTACAAAATAAGCCTCAGTTAGACCTTTATCTTAAGAAATCTGAAGCAAACACTACAACGGCAGACCTACTCAACAAAATCAACCAAAACACCAACAGTATTACTGATACAAAAAATAGTCTAAGAAATTATGCTCTTACTTCTGATGTTAACGGCCGCATGTCTGAGGCCAAGACGGAGTTAAATGAAAAAATCTCTCAAGTGGAGACTAGAATAAATAATACTATTAGTCAAGCTAAGACCGAACTAAACGGTAAAATCACCGAAGCAAATAATAAAACCTCTTCTCTGGACACTAAGTTCACTAAATTGACCAGTGACAATAAAGCCGAAGTTACTCAGATTAAGGCTAATCTTGCCACGACCAATTCAGTGCTATCCACACATAAAGAACTTGTGGACAAGAAATTTACTGATGTAAATACAGAGCAAACTTCTCAAAATTCCCTCATCTCTGATATCTTAAACGCTTTTTCTAAGGAATCCGAAAAAGGCACGAACCTCAAACTAAACTCTTCAGCTACTAAGCTATTGAGAATGAGTATTTATGGAAATACTGAGCAAGTTAAGACTAGTGGCAAGAATTTACTAAAAATTACCGCAAGGACGGAGCCTAGCCAAGGTATTTCCTCTACGGTATCAGATAACGGTACTGTCGCATATTCTGGGACAATAACAAATTCATGGGCTAACATTACAGATTACACTGTTTTCCCAACTCCACTACCTGCTGGTAAGTATGCATTTTCAATAGACTACCCACGAACACATAGAGTCGTTTTTAAGTATAAGTTAGCAGATGGTACTATTTCTGATGTTATTGCTAATATGACAACGACTTCCACTTCTAATACCTTTACTACTACGCAACCAATTGTTGCTGGATATTTGTTTATCTCAGCAGCCAATGGTTCTAACTTGAAAGATACGGTCAAAGCACAACTTGAGACTGGCGACACCGCAACTAATTACGAATTATATACTGACGGCTTAGCTACCCCAGGGCCACAGTTGCCACAGACCATTAATAAAGTAAATGGCGCAAATATTTATGTTCAAAGCAAAAACCTCTTTGACACTAGGTTTAGTGAGCGAACTGTCAATGGCGTGAATATTAAGACCTACCCTGATGGTTCGTTTGAATTAAACGGAATGCCAACTACTGGCTTCTCGCTAGTAAATAGTTTTAAGTCTAAGAGTTATATTCCTAGTGGGAGATACAAACTAAAAATCGAACACCTCGGCGGTTCAGTTGAGAAAGTTTGGACTGGGGCATATTTCGTATTTACTATTCCTATTCAGAAAAATGAACAGCCATACCAGATTGCCTTAAAAACAGAAGACCTTACCAATTCTTCTAAAGAATTCATCATTTCAGTTGATAATGTAATTGATATATATTATTGCCCGTTCATTTGGGTACCATACCATATTGATGAAAGAAAAGCGTTTTGGAATTATAAAAATCTTAGGTTAAGAATTACATTGGTAAAAGACGGTGAAGATACTGAATTTACACCATTTAATATCAATGCCACCTCCATTGCATTGCCGGGAATCAATAAAATCGGAAATTATCAAGACTGCGTGTATTTTAAGGATGGCAAATGGTATTTAGAGAAAAATACCGATACAAAAACCTTCGATGGCTCAGAAGCCTGGGTAAAAACTAGTGAAAATAACGTAAATATCTACTATCTCACAAATAGTATTGGCTCAGTCTCTGATTATGTCGACGGATTTAGTACTCATTTCAAAAATGCGAAGGCATACCCAAATAAAGCCGGTACTTTCGCGATCCGTGGAGGTGGTCAATCGATTTTCTTTAATCATGGGGCAATCACAACTATTAATGACTGGAAAACATGGTTGAACTCAAATAATGTTACCGTGGTATTCCCTACTTTACCAGTTATTACAGAGATCACAGACAAAGCTATTCTTACCCAACTAAATAAACTAATGGAAACGAGAACGTATGATGGAATAACGAATATTTCTGTAACAGGAGAGGGGTTAACACCAGAGATTAGGGTGAAGTATTTTAGGAAGATTAATTAAAAAAGGAGGCAAAAAATGAGTAATTCAAATCTAGTAACAAGGTGGTGGCCAGCTAATCCAACCAACTATAATGTGGGGCATGAAGGTAATAAAATTCAAGGCATCGTAGTGCATCATGGTGCTACAACGTCGCTTGACTCTATCGGGTCAACATTCGCACGAGCGAACCGAAATGGTTCTGCACACTATGGAGTGGGCGGCAATCAAGTCCATCAGTATGTGGACGAAGCTAACACCACTTGGCACTGCAATAACTGGTGGGGCAACCTTAGAACGGTCAGTATTGAGACGACCAACTCTACTGGTGCGCCGAATTGGGAAATTGCATCAGATACTTTCGAGACGCTCGTGAAGCTGGTTGCAGATATCGCAAAACGTAATAATCTCGGAAGATTATGGATTAACCCTAAAGCAGATATGCCGGTCTTGTCTGGCCATAAAGACTGGTATGGGGCTTCTACCGTTTGTCCAGGCCCTAGCCTCTACCCAAGACTTCAAGAAATTGCAGATCGTGCCAATGCGATTAACTTTCCACCAGTAATCGAAGTAAAACCAGTAGTAGCCTGGATTGATATTTCCCCTCTAGAACTTAAAGCTAAAGAGAAAATCGATATTATCGATCTCGATACTGGAGCAGATAAGGGCGATATTCAAGCAGGTATGGTTATTAGTAATCTCATCCAAGAGACGACTGTGAATGGTAAAAAGTATTACCGCACTCTCTATTCGAAGACCAAAGGTTTTAATAATGGTATTTTAGCTGAAGCATTAGAGCCAGTGGCAGCGCCAGTATCTCCAGAATCGATTATTAATGGCGAAGCTAGAGAGACTGATGTAGAGATTAAAGTCCCAACCATAGAAGAAAGTCGACCTATCACCGAAAATGAAGTTAAAGAAGAAGCAAAAAAAGACGATGGATTCGGGGACGATTTAGCACCTGTACCAGGAGTCAAACCAGGGATGAAACCGGAAGAAGTTCAAAAATTAATAGAGGAGCATAAAAAGAACATGGAAAAAGCAGAAGAAATTATAGGAGAGGTTAATAAAGACATGGAGTTCTCGCCAAAAACTAAAATGATTGTATATTTACTGGGCGACCTACTAATTATCGCAGGAACTCAAGCCCCACTTGTGGTTGCACTTATCAATACTACCGATGCCGTGACTTTTGGCCAACTCTTAGGTCAATTATTACTGTCTACAGGTACGATGTTGCTATTTACTTTTAAGTTATTGAAAAAGAAAGGTGAAAAGAATGTCTAATTTATTATTCGCATCTGAGCTAGGGAAAAGACCACAAGTAGCTAGACTAACCGAGCCACATACCGCCGGTTCTGGGATTTTTACGTGCGAAGCTCTCTCTGGGTGGGCTGGAGAGTGCTCATTTGTGGTGTATGAAGTTGATTCATCTGGAAGCCCCATTAGTGGGTCCGAAACGGATTGGATTGGCACTAAAAATAATCGTAACCTTGAAAATCTTGAGCTTACAGCTGGTGTAGATAGAGATTACCCAGTAGATAGAACTTATTTGATTGCCACCGAGACCGCAGGCGGACGAAATAAGTTAATCCAAGGACTCAAGAACACATTAAATGATGATGGTACACTCAAGGATGGAGTTGTGAATCTTTCAAAAATTCCTAATGGAAGTATTACGACACCTAAAATAGCCAGTAATGCCATAAACAACGACAAGATCGCCGATAATTCGCTTGATGGTAAAAAGATTCTCGATAATTCTATACAACTATCGAAATTAAGTGGTGTTTATTCTAGCACCAAAGCCGTTGAGATTGGGACTTGGATTGACGGCCGTAAAATCTATCGTAAAGTTTATTCTGGTAAAGGAAATGTACCACTAGAGGTTGAGGTTGACAGGTGTGCGACCGTTATCGATATGCGAATGGTGGTTAAAAATAAAGCAAATAATGGGTCTTGGAGAACAGTGCCTTGGCTATATGACACAGCCGATAATAGCTGGGTTGCCGGCTTCTATCTAGACTCCTTACGTAGCGTCGTGGTAATGCAGCTAAAAGAGAATATGCGCAACGCGTACTGGTGGCACTTTGTTATTGATTATTGTATTGAGGCGGAAAGAGGGTAATATCTAATAAAAATTAATTAGCTAAACTTATTGAGATATTAATTCAGGAAATGCATAATATTCATTTAGAATATGGTATAATGAATTTGAAGTAAGACACCCAAATACCGGCTCTTACATATTTATCAATATGTGAAAGGAAAAACGGGTGTCTTTTTCTTATATAGAACCAGAGAATTTGAAACAGGAATACGAGCAAGCCAAAAATAAGATGGCTGGATTTTTCAAGGATTTCTCTGAGTTTGAACGTATCGCCAATGCTGAACCTAAAAATGTCAAAGAAGGTAATCCAGATGTAACCGATGCAACTACGGCTTCATTTATTGAGACGAGGCCAAAAGCGATTGTCCAAAAGAACCCTACTGGTAAAGTTATCTTAGACGACAAAGGCTCTGAATTATCTGAGCTTCTTAATGAAGTAGTGGATAATGTTATTTTGCCAAACGCTACAACTGGCGGTGAAGTTAAAGCAAAATGTTTATCAGTGGTACGTAACATGCTTATTTATGGCTCTCAGCCTGCTCTTGTATTTATTCGTAATGAAGGTAATTATTTTGGTGCGGATTTTACAATCGTAGACATTCAGGATGTTTATTTAGAGCCAGGCAAGACAAATGCTAAGGATTGTAATTACATCTTCCTGAACGCTTGGTACACGAAGAGCGATATTAAGAACATTATTTATAACGAAAAAGAGCTTGCAAAAGATAAGGATTATAAAACTACTTGGAATCTCAAAAAACTTGAAGAAATACAAGAAAAAACTACCGTCAAAGATACTGATATTTCTATCACGGAAACTGAACAAGCTGAATTTATTAAGCTTGTCTGCGTATTTCAAAGAGGCGTGGATAATGTTTTCTATACTTTTGATCCAGATACTGGAGAAATAGTACGTGAATGGAGGAATATCGACCCTAGTGGCAAAATTCCAATTATTTATGCTTATTACGATACAGACGGCAAAAACCCACTAGGATTATCAGCTATTCGTCTTACTCGTAGATTGCAGGATATGCTTGATATTCATCACCAAAATTATCAGTTCCAGGTAGGGCTTAAATCTGCGCCACCAACTAAGATTCGTGGCAATGTGAATACTGAAAGTATTGTGTATGAACCATACGCCGTATGGGACTTAGGAAGCGACCCTAACGCCGATGCTGCCGTGGTGCAGACCGACAACACACTCATCAATACCTTCCCTACTGTACAGGGTATTTTGAAGAGTAATATTCTAAATATCACAAATAATGGTGATACCTCAATCTCAGCAGAAGTAGGCAACCCTGGATTCTCTAAAACGGATGCTGGTGTAAATGCTCAGCAAGAGAGAGTTAATATTGCCGATAATCACCTACGTGGTCAATTTGAGGAATGGTTTGGAAAAATTCTCGAAACCATGCTCAATCTTCACATTGCAGCACATTATCAAGCCGAAATTGACCAAGTAGTACCACTCTCGCAGCGTTTTATTGAGACGAAACGAAAAATCGATCCAGAATTTAGACTCACCAAAGAAACTATCGAATATTCCGGCCTAAAAGACCTTCTCGTGAAGTTTAAGGTAGACGCTTCAAGCTCCAAACTAGATAATGACCACGAACAGCTTGAAACACTTAAAGACCTTCTTCAAATTCGCTTAGAATCAGGAGATCAAATGGAAAAATACCTCAAAATAGCTCCTCTTGTCTATCAGATTGTAAAGCGCTCTGGTGTTCCTGATGCGGAAGAAATCGCGCCAAAGGTATCTGAGGAAGACGAAACCAATCCAGAGAACATTGAAGGCTCAAACCCAATGATTAATTCCCCACAGCCACGAGAGCAATCCTCAGGGCAAGCTAATATGGGTCAACCAGAAATTCAAGCTGAAGCACCAGCCGAACAAAAACCTACTACTAACCAGGTAAACCCTGAATTAGTAGCAGAACTGGTGCAAAATGGTCTAACAGAAGAGCAAGCTCAAGGTGTTGCAATCTTTTTAGCGCAAGGCGGCTCACCTGAGGAAGTCGATGAATTTTTAAGGAGTAATAAATGAATCCATATCCAAACAATCCAAGACGAAGTCCAATTCAAAAATCTAAGGAACAGGAGACCAAGGAAAAAGAATTAAAGACGCGTCTCAGCTTAGAAAAGCCAATCCTGGAGTGGGCTCAGACTTATGTGGATGAAGAAATTAAAAAATGTGACTCCATAGATAGATTGCAACTAGATCTAAGAGACCCAGAAGCCGTTATTCGACAAATTGCTGCGCTCAAGATAGTAAAGAATCATTTATTACGAATCAAAGGGGAGGTGGAAAAGCGTATGAATATGGTGGAGTAGGCTCCTAATTAGCGTATCAATAATATCTTTGATTTAGCCATCTTTATGTCACCGTTGATACGCTTATTAGGGTCTTAGTCCAGAGACCTGCGTCTCGCTACGTACAGCGTAAAAGTAACCCCGAAAGGATTGTATGGATAATGCAGATGTAAATTTATCAGCACCTAGTGTGGAAGCTGGGGTAGAATCATCGACTACCCAAAATAATAACACTGTCGCCAATAGTTCAGAAGGCGATGAATTAGAGAGAGCTCTAAACGAAGTATTTTCTGAATCAGCAGAAGAATCAGAAGATACTAAAGAAGAACAAGGGCAAGAGAAGGAAGATGATGCCGACCAATCTAAATCCCGAGGTGAAGAACGCAAAGAGCGCTTAAACCAAGAGATTCGAGACAGTGTCGCAGAGCTTAACCGCTTAAAGTCTGAGATCTCACAGTATCAAGAACTACAGTTGCCTACTGTGGAAGAGTTAACTAATTCTATTATGTCTCTAGATGAGAATATCAGCGAAGCTGACGCTGCTATTGAGGCTCGCATGCGACTAATAGAAGCTCAAAATGCACGAAAAGCTGAAATCGAGACGATTGCTGAGACTCGCTACGAGCAGGTTTTAGCAACGGAGAACGCAAAACTAGCTTACCCAGAACTCTTTGATAGCTCCAATCCGGATTTTAATCCAGATCTCGCAAATGGAATCTTAGAGATGTACGAAGAGGTTGCCCATGTGAAACGCGGGAGTGACGGAGAAGTCATCAGTGCGACTACTAGACTACAACCATTCCTTGAAAGTATTGGCCAAATCTATCGTTTAGGGGTTATGCAAGGTGAAAAAGCTAGCAATGCTCGTAAAGTAAATGCTAAAAGTAAACAAACAAACGTATCTTACAATCCATACCCTAGGAGTAATTCAACAGTTAAAGGCGAACAAACTGAGGAAGACTTTGTGAGAAGCGTACTTAATATCTAAAGGAGAATATAACTATGGCAATTAATTTACCAAGTGCTTATTCCAAGGTTCTTGATGCCTCTTATAAACTAGGAAGCTTAACCGCTCCTGCATTTAAGGGTAAATATCAAGTGATTGGTGGCACAACCAAATCATTCCAAATCTTTTCAACCAAAACCCAAGCTTTGCGTGATTACTCAACTCGCAAATCCGCTAACGGTGGTAGCTTTGGTTATGAATACAAAGATGCAGAAAATGAAGTCCAAACCGTAACAGCAAGCAAGGATATGTACTTTGCTATGAGCATCGATAAGGCCGACGCTCACTTTGCAGCTGATGGCTCCCTTGACGCCCGTGAAGTCATGAAAGAAGAAATCTCACAAGAAATCGTCCCAACTATCGACAAGCACAACCTCAGTGTTCTTGCTAGTGCCGCTACTGTAGTCGTAAAGGCTACTACTAGCGCAGACGCATATGAGACATTCAGCTCTCTTATGACTAAGCAAACTAACGCTAAGGTCCCTCGTGTTGGTCGCGTAGCGTTCTTTGGCGCTACTGAATTTGCTAAGATCAAGCTTGATCCAAAATTCACCATCCCATCTGAACTTAACGCACATTCTCGTCGCACTGGTAATTACGGTATGATTGACGGTTGTCTAATCATTGAAGTCCCAGACGACTATCTCCCAACCAAAGTTACCTGTGTTTTGACCCACGAATCAGCCGCAGCTGCTCCAAAGCACCTTGCAGATTACAACCAAGGCCCATTCAAAGAAACCGCATCTGGCTTCTATGTCAACGGCCGTGTTGTATTCGATGCATTTGTGTTCAATCAGCGCAAATCTGGTATCTTCGCATTGAAGAGCGCAGCCTAGTATAAGGGGGAGAAATCCCCCTTATATAGTCGAACCGATTTCACAGACTATAAATGGTGAAATAGTAAAAATAAAACTGAGTGATATAAATAGCGTGTTATAATCAAACTATGGTTAGCTTTCTTTTGATTCTGTTTGGAATGGTTCCATATACATATATGGAACAAAGACATCGTGGAAGGAGAGGAGCGCTTGTCAACCTAAGAATGGTAGGAATAATTATCGTAATTACTGGATGGGTCGTCACATTCTTTGAATATAATATCTATGAGGCCATTGGCTATATAGTAATCAGGACATTAGTGATTGGTTTTATCCTTGGTATGATAATACCGCCAAAAAAATAGACCGTCACTCAGAATATTATTAACAATTTATGGACGATGATATTGTAATAATCAATATGTCATCCTAAGGACTGAACGTGTAATATACTTGTTGCATTGAGAAACTATATAAGGTGTTAAATAACGGTCAGACCACTCAGTACAGCCATAGCTAAAAAATTCTGTAGGTTCCTTTTGATCATATGTAGACATTCTCTCTTGTAGTGTTTCTGTTTTATTAAAAAAATCTGTTAATTCAGATACTAATCTTGCATCAGATTCCAGATTATCACGATACCATACGTGATGAAGATACTCATGAGCTATCAATGTTTGCTTATTTCTTGCATCTTTCCGAACAGTTATAGCTTTCTTGAAGTTGCTATATTGGCCCCCTACCCACCATAGAGAGTCGTCGTATGAATCAACATAGTACATACTAACTGGTTCATAAGTTAGGTCCTGTTTAATACCAGCTTGCTTGGCAAGTTTAATTAATTCAGGGTCTTTATGTCTATTAGTACCAACAATTAACTTCGAAGCTACTGGTTCTTTAAGGGTTTCCAGATTATTTTTCTCTTCTCGATAAGACCAACAATAGCGTCTAGACCCAGATTCTGGGTTATTTAATAGCTTAAAATATCCCTCAAATTGGGTGTTATCATAAGTTACCTCCTGGTCATAATAAAATTCCTCAGCTGGTTGGCATACTTTGTAATCTATTAATTTATAATATCCCCAGAGAATATTCCGGAAATTGATAGCAGCGAGAACGAGCACTACAGCTGTGAAGATTAAGAAGCGTTTATTTTTAGTTAGTTTAAGTATTTTACGCATAAAAGGTGTATCTAAAATTAACTTTATTCTAATATCATCGTCCATAAATGTCAAAGATAAGGAAAAGATAATGAATAATAACATGTCATATCGTCAATATCTACAATATCACGCCAATAATCACCCATCGGACATTAAACGAAGTGAGGCTCAAGCTTTGCTGAATGTTGTTGGTGACGATATGAATATTGACGGCAATTTCTTGACTGGTGAAAAAAGAGACAGGGGGTGGTTCCGTGCACCAGACATTAAAGAGAAAGAGTCCAATGGGTATAACGCATCTACAGTCAACCGCACCTTAAATCCGTGGTGGACTGACTCATATAAAAAATATTTGGATGCCAATTCGCCAAAAAATGACAGTGATGGCCCAATTGTCACGCCTGGTACCGGCGGCACTCAAAACACCGCTCGTAACCTTGCACTAGCAAACGAAAGCCTCAGTTTAATGCCAAACGAATTGAAACGTATTGACGAAGCAGAACGCAATAAATATGCAAATATCGACAATGATTACAATCGTTCAAGCAATAATCTTGAGAATAACTGGAAACAGGTTCAAGAAGATTACGAGACTGCTCGTAGCCAACGCTTAGGCAACCGTCGTAGGCAGATTGATGTAGCTAATGATGACTTTAAGACTCAACGTGATGCTTATGCACGTTATTTTGCACGTAGTGGCGCAGGTAGTTCATCTATGGCGCAACATACAGTCCCAACAATGCTAGCTCGTGCAGCCGAGAAAGTACGATCTACTATTGAAGACAACAATGCCGAAAACGCAAGAGAGCAAGAAACTAACTTTAATCGCCAGAATTTAGATTATCGCAATAAGAAGAATGATATTCTAACAGAGCGCGAACGCCAGAAACAATCTGCAAAGGAATACTTTGCAAGCAAACGCTCTGGTTACTGGGATAAAGTTGCTGAGCTCGAACGAAAGAAAGCGGATGCACAGAACCTTAGCACTGATGCGATTATTTCCGCAGGTAAAGACGCTGTCAGACACGCTCAGGAGCAAGCAGACGAGGCCGTACGTGCCGGTGCGGTAACTGAAGGCATCAAGTTCAAACCAATCGAATATGAAGCTGCAAAGCAAAAAGATTGGACTTACGATCCAACCAAGACAAAAATCGAAACCCCTGAAGATGAAAGTAAAGACGATAATTCTATTTACAATAAATACTTCAGAGATAAAGAAGAAGAAAAGAAAAAGAAGGGCTGGATCTCTGCAACTGCAGCCTAGCCCGTAAAGAAAATAGACCGACTTTCCGGTCTATTTTTGTTCCTCAAGTTTTCTAACGAAGTTTTTGCGAACTAATTTGATTTTATGATCGCCACTAAATTCAATTTCGACTCCAACACTTTTATATCCGCCACCGATACCTTCATAAATCATATCTTTAAGTGTTTCGACTGGCAAATCTATATTTGTTGGGTTGGTAGGCATAATCGATTCGGTTTTATATTCCACCACTTGCGAAACTTGCCCATTACGATAGTCTACTTGCTTGTTATATCTACCAAAAATAAGTTCATCATCACACATGTTATCATTCTTACCACTTACCATACCGACCTCGAATTTTTGCCCTTATAACTCTTTTTAGCCTCTCTCTGGGGCTTCATACTTGATAATCTATATCTAACTGCATCAAGGGCGTGGTCCAACCCCCCTTCTGGCTCATTGATGATTTGACCATTTTTATCAGTCTTCCACAGGTAATTGCGATATTCCTTAATTAAATTTACACTTCGTTCGGTAACTGAGATTTTTTGGTCTTGTACATACTGAATACCCTGCTTGATACTATCTTTACCCTTAACTACTGGAACTAAATTTACACCATAGCTTTTTATTTCATCATTACTCTTAGGTTCAGCCGAATCAGCGACAACTAATCCATACGGAAGACTATTCAGGACATCTGCAATTTGTTTATTAGACATGCCTTTTCGATAGAGAACTTCATCGAGAATATAGCCACCATTATAGTAATAGACTGCGACAATGGCTGTTGGGTCGATAGAGTACCCATAATCAAGACCATAGCCCTCAAGGCGCGCTTCAAAGGGTACATCTTTGATGATTTGCCAGCCAGTATAAATGCGGCCCTCAACTTCGCCAATTTTACCCTCACCGTAAACTCGCCACCAGTTCTTATTATCTTTATGGCTCTCTATTTCTTGAATTGTGTTCTGATCTAGCGCCTCGTTATCTTTATAAGTTAGGGTAATAAAATCAATATCATCTCGCTTTCCGAGCATTTTCTCGTAGAACCAAAATTCTGAGGTAGGGTTCCAGTCAATCCAGACCACTTCACGAGTACGAGTAATAAGCTGGTCGACAATGTTGTACGCTAGGTTATTGCATTCATTAAGAAACAGAACATCACGCCTCGGACCATGCGCCTTGCCATAGGTGTCGACAGAGGTGAATTTAATCGTTGAGCCGGTCTCAAATGTATAAACGTAGTCCGTACCATGCCATCTAGACTCAGTCCAATACCCTTGGCCTTGCATGATATTCTTAAAGTCCTCAATAGCTCCACCTTTAAGATGTGGCATACTTTCCGATACCACCCAGATATTCTTACTTTTATGGCTTTGAGCATAATCTATGAGCCAAATTAGAATAGAAATAGTCTTACTTGCAGAGGTCCCACCACAAACAGCTCTAATGCGCTTTTTGAGAGAGAATACTTTCTTTGTAGCAGTAGTATTCTTAAACTTCATTTACTGTTCATCCTCTTTTTTAATGTCTGAATCTTTAGATTTGCCACCGTAAATTGGGTTTGGTAGTTGGATGTTTACTTCCTGCTTCTGAATAAAGTCCGGATCAATATGGGAAGAGACAAATTTAGCAGTATCCTGTGCGATTTTAGGGTCATCGGAATCAAGGGATTTTGATAGAACCTTACGAGATTTTTCTGCTAACACTTGAGTATCAATCGAATTGCCACGAATCATTTTGATGCCATCAGTGACCCATTTATATTTATTCATAATGGCAGCAGCAGTGGTCTCAGTAAATCCGGCTTTAATTGCAGATTGATAACCGTTGTTAAAATATTTTGTGCCAGGTGTTAAGTATAATTCGAGAAATTTAAGTCTGCGCGAATCAGTGATTTTTCCCGATAGCTTGGTTTTGATTTTTGCTTCTGATATTTTTTTCATAAATATTCTCAAATAAAAAAACACGGGAATCCGTGTCTTGCAACTATATTATACCAAACATAAGCATAAAATATAAGCCATAAAAATAGCCCCCTCTCAACATGAGGCTATTTCGGATTTTAAGTATTAAACCGTCAATATCGCACTAGTTCTATATTCCTGATATTCGTCTTCCGAATGAGTGCCATTATAGTACCTCATAGCTTCATCGATTCCACGAGCTTCATAGATCATAGCAGTTTTTAGGATTATAGTGGCTTCATTAGCATTGCGTTTTAGCTTGGTTTTATTGCCGTCCTGAGCTAGGATGGATTCGACTATTTGATTAATTGTGACAAAACTTAATGTGCTTCTTTTATTTTCCAAATTAGCGTTTTTTAATATCTTCTCCGTCTCTTTAGATCTTTTTATTACGACAACCTCATAATGGCTACGATTGTTTTCGAGTTCAATAGACATTTCCTTAAGATATCCGTTAAGCTTCCAATATTCATAATTCATCCAAGCCATAGCTATGGCGGTTACAGTTAAAGCTATATACATGATTGTTTCCATCATTAACTCCTTAAATATTCATCAATTATTTTCTTACATTCCTCAAGCCCAACCCCAAATTCAGCCTTATAACCCCTCGCACGTAGTTTTTCGAGCATTTTAGCCTGCTCTTCGACATGTTTATCCCACCAGTCTCCCTTTTTGCGGATTTTAACCTCACCCTTCAAGGGCTTTTTAGTGTCTTTATCGCGTTTTAATTTGGTGCCGTCTTTTTTGATTTCAATATAGAGTCCGAAATAAAACCCCCATTCACGCACGATACCATTCCAGTCTTTGCTATTTATATTTTCGCTTGACTCTGCGATGAGTAGATCAGGATAGCCCCTTTCCGGATGTAGTCTATGATGTTTCGCCGCCTGACCAGGCGTCAATTTAATATCGGCTGCGAGATCGAAACGATAAATTACATCTGGATATTGTTGCTGCAAATATCGCGCGATCTGCTCATAGAGATTGTGCTCGGAATTGTATTTCGGGATTCGCTTCATATTGTAATTACTTTAATCAACCACACCACCAACATTATTGGTAGTATAACCCCAGCTAGTGCTGATATTAGGATGATAATTATGAATGTGCTTTCGATTAAATGTTCGATAAAGTCTTTCATAGCTTATTCTCCAAACAACTCAGGATTCTCGTTAATATTACCGGTAATCTCAAAATATTCTGGGCGAAACTCTCTTAAATCTTTTATAAACGGGTAAAATCCCCCATCTTCAAAACTTACTAAGTAATTTCCAAACTCATCAGGATATTTAATGAAGTCACCCTCATATATCATCTTGTCATTTCTATCTCTAAGGTCGGTTGCTTGTTCAAGTACAACATCTTCAATAATCAGCCTACGCTCTATGGGCTGATGAGTAATTTCGTCGATATCAGTATAGGCAATACCCGTTACTACACCAAAACTCACTAATATCAACGTAGGGTAAACATATTTTTTCTCTTCTTTAAGCCATGCCCTATATCCTATCTCTCTCATATCTCAACCTCTAATTCATCATTATCAGCATTCCATGCGAAGTTGTCTAACTGATTAAAATATACCTTTTTCATATCCGCCCCAGCCCCGCCCATATTAACTGTCACTGTTATCACTTGGCATAGTGGCCTACCTTTCATTTCTGAGCTAGATAAATATCTCACTAAGTCATCAACTGTGTGTAGTATAACTCTATGTGTCATATTATTTCTCATCGCTTATTCCATATTTTTTAATGAACTCTTCCGCACACTCCTTACATAGATAAAGTGGGTCTTCCCATTTTTCTTCGTCTTCAAGGTCTTTTATTACCTTTCCTATATAAACTTTTGCGACTTTATTGCATCCATTCTTATTACATTGTGGCATCATATTTTTGTCTTTCCTTTCTTACCCCGCATTTACCGCACTTGCCATTTATCGTGTGTGTCATACACCAACAGTGCGTGCAGAGGCTAATTTGTTCATTGTCTTGCATATTTTTATCAATATTGAACTTTCTCTTTTTGCTTGCCATACGAATCTTAGCCCAGTATATTTGCTTGTCGCTCTTGGAATGCTTAGCGGGCTTATGAGAGCTAAGCTTTCCCCAATCTACTGGTACATCAAATTTATTTTTCTTCATTAAGATTTTCTTTTAATTTAGTGTCTATATACTTTGGTTCACGAGACTCGAAAGTTGATAGGATTAATTCCATACCGTTATAAAGTCCACGCATGTATTCATCGGTGATACTCTTTCTTTGAAGCTCAACAATGCCCCCCCTCGCTTCTTTTATCTTTCTTGTAAATTCTTTTTTCGCATCATTTTTATCCTTACTTTATGCTCGATAGATAATCCATAGTTACCTCTAAAGCTTTCGTTGCTTCTTCTTCACTTCTTACCTCACCCCAGTGGAATACTTTCTTGAATTGCTCATTCATATAGGCGTAATATTTATTCTTCAATTTTTTATTGTGCCAAATTCTATCTAACGCCCTATGAGCGTAATGTCTACATTCTCTGATATATTTAGTGGGGATAACCGGTTCTTCTCCTTGATAAACCCCAGTGTAATTGTGGCAGTGAGGACACATGTAAAACTTCTTAGGATAGAGGTCTTTACGGTGTGGGTAAATAATATCTCCACCCACAATATCCGCTTCGATTTCTTTACCACATTCACAGCAGTATGCTTTTATATCTTTAGACATAATTCATCTATATCCTACTCGTTAATATTCCCGATAACCTCGTAATAATTAGACATATGATTATACAGGTTAAATATTTCATCGGTTTTTGTTTCGTCCAATAAGCCAATTCGTGGGCTGTTGGGGTCTTTTACTACAACAAATTTGCCGATATATCGTTTGTCATATGGGTATTTCATCTTAACTATGTCGCCAACATGTATCATTTTCCCGTTTTTATCTTTAATATCGGCGGATTGTTCAATAATAAAATCCTCTTGCTTGACCTCTGGAGTTATGGCATTGCCATAATCCGAAAACAGAACACCATTCTGAGTAATATAGAAGTCCCCTGGCTTATTAAATGGATGTTCATAATCATAGGTCTTTTGCTTTTTACTCCAAACCCTGTATTTTATTTCACTCATCTTTTCTTCTCCTCTTGCTTTTCCCAGATTTCATCAAGATTTTCATACCTAGGCCAGGCGTTTTCTTCAATTGCCGTGATATGAGCGTCGGAAAAACCAAGGATAGACCAGTAGGGGCGCTTCACATTGTTAAAAATTCGTATTTCACCGCTTTTTAACAAATCAAGGTGAATTTCTTGTGGCCTCCCTGGCCACTCGGAATTCATAATGTGGTCGACCCCTGTTGCGATTACAACTTTCTTAACTGCTTTATTTTTATCGCCTATCTGCAAATATCCACACTCGAAGCATCTGAACCCCGAACTATGAACTCTGGCAGTAGGCTTAAAATATGGTTCCCAAATACCACTTGCTTCCATCTTTATCTCCTAACTTCTTTAACTATTTCTGGATATTTATCGGCATCAAATATAAACATACAAGTTGGGTCAAATTGAAGAGCAAACTCTGGATTACGCTTATTCTGCTTATCTAATGCCTCCAAGAATAGTGGGTACTTTTCTGGATTTCCACCAGCCTCTTTAATCTTCTCTATTGCTATTGATTTTTCACAAGTTCCAAATGATATACCTTTTCCAAATATAGTACAAAAGCTTCCGTGATTCTCAATTCTCATTTTTTCATCTCCCAAAATACAGCCACCATTTATATACTGACTGGTTTAGTTTTCTTTCCCTTAAATTCATAATCATTTTATTATTCTCCTCGTAAACCTCAATCTGTTTTTTAACCAATTCGTTACTATGGAGTTCAGGGTAAGCCGAAACAACCGCGACGGCATTGTCAGGTTTGAGATCTTTATATGTTTGACGCTCATGAGCCAAATAACTTGCAACTGTGACTTGAATTTTAGACTCAATCTCAGTATTTTGTGTCTGATATAACTCAATTTTAGAATCTATCGTGCGTCCACTTGAAACTTCTATTAGAAGAAACACGAATATTATTAAAAAGATGACTAAACCTGTTGATGATAATATCGAACCAATTCCAAGGTCAACATCGTTGTTCTTTTTGTAAAAAGTCACAGATATAACCTGGGCAGCTACTAGAAGTATCAATATAAGCACTATCATTTTTTATCCCTTTCTTCTACCCTACCTGCTAGCCGACTCGATATTCGTTTCATGTTTGGCTGAAAATAAGTTAAACCGCGAACTTATCGTTAGATAATCGACATGCGTTTTCTTATCTTCTATCGTACGCTTTTTGACCAAACATATATCGAATCGACTGGTAGATAGGGTAGATTTATTAAAGTGCTATTATTCAATCCCCAACACTGTGAACCATTCCTCACGGTGCTTGTCGAAGCTTTCTTCAATATCTTCTACGGTTTTGAAGTAAATAGTGCCTTGTTGTTGGTAGCAATTACTGGAATCAAAGTGAAGACTGTCAAATCTATGAACATAATAACCATAATACTTTTCTTGGCCTTCATTTTTCCAATCAGGCATAAATCCTTTGGCGTCATCTTCAATTGTTTGCTGAGCTATGAGCTTATCTTTATACTTCTCTAAACCACTTCCAGTTACAGAATAATTACCACTATCATAACGATAATTATCTTCGAGACTTCCTTTTTCCCAATCGGCAGATATCCCACCATAATTATTAACATAGTGATATGCTTTACTAAGTTCCGCCCTCGGCCTCTTATATTTTTCAGGGATTTCCTCAAACCAATCATTAAAGTTAATGATGTCTCTAACTACAACCCATGGGCTAAACTGGCATCCATCTTTGGTAACTTGAACCAATCTTTTCTCATCGTCAAAGGTCCCCTCCTCTTTGAAGATGGCTCCAGCCTTGACGGTTAGGGTATCTTTCAACAATTTATATCTCTTCATTTTTTCTCCTTTTATGGCAGGGGTGGCTCGGCGTCCACCCCGTCAAGCATAATGGGCTGCGTTTATGACATTTAACCTTGATACGGCGAGAGAAATTATTATAGACCGCTCAAAGCACCACGTTGTTATTTTTCTAAGCTGAAGTATTGCTCGAATAATTCGTTGGATTTTCTCTCTAATTTCGCAATTTTAATAATGCGCTTGAAATCTTTTTTATTAAGCTCGCACAAGCACATAATTAAATCGTGATAACTTACTTGTGGCGATGGATTATCGATAAAAGTTTCGATCGCTTCATCTACCTTTTCTTTTACCATTTCTCTCTTTCTCCTTTCTCCTCGTTAGCTCTTTTTGGCATTACCACCGTGAGTACCGCCGAGTAATTCTTATGTTGTTTTAGATATCGTTCAAACTTATAAGCCTCTTTAATAGTCTTATACTCGTAGTGTTGGGGTTTTCCGGTACTATCGACATAATCGACGAGGACTTTATCGGGTTGAATTAAATTTTGTCTATTATTCATTTTTTCTTAAGTATCAAATCTAGGTCAGAGCGAAATAATAACTATCATAAGCATTATGGAAAGATACTTCGCTCTGATATTTAATTGGTTAGGGTAATCAAGATTAGTTAAAGTTTTTATTGGAGGTAAAAACTAAAAACACAAAACACACATTAAAAATACGTTGATTACCCTGGTTTCGTTTCTAAAGTGCTATGGCTGAGTCTCTGTTGACATTTAACTGGCTCCTATCGACCAGCACCATCTGGTTATTTTTTAATTTTATTTTTCTGCTTAATTCTGATTGCTACGTTTTTGGTTGCTTCGATTCTGTTCATGCCCATTTCCCTAAAAGGTCAACTCGAGGATTTTGCTGGTATCGTCATCAATTCTACGCATAATGTAATCCTCAAATGCTCTCGCCTCTTCAATCTGTTGCATGACATCTTCACGTCTGATTTCGAAGATCTGAAGTTCTAGTCCGGGGATTACATCTGTATAAAGTACGAAGTAAAGCTTCTTTAGTTTCTCGTTTACGACAAAATACTTCACAATCTGCATTCTGTATTCTTGAGGATACTTCTTGGTTAGGAATGCTTCGATAATCTTTTTAGATTCTAGACATTTAACTTCGACTGCTTCCTCTTCCGAAATAACTGCGTCTGGCGATATATAGATATTTTCATTGTCATCTCGTACCCAAACTACGCACTCCGGGTTAGCATTTTTACCAGTTTTTTCATTAAATACTTCAATTGCCTCAGGTTCAAGTATGTGTCCGCGATTTGCCATTGAGAACGGCATTCCGTTTAATCTGTCCACATAATCATTTGGGGTAATCGGGCGAGCAACACGCTCAGCGATAATCTCGTAATAACGATCCTTTGGTTCAGCGTTTAATTTTAGAGCTACGATATTATCTGCCCCGAGTAAAGCCGCCAATTCATCGGCCTTGGCTGTTTTTGGGTATTCAATTTGCAGCTCATCAAGTTTAGCTTTCATCTCTCCGATAAGTGGTAGCTTTGAGATGTATAAATCCTTAAATGAAGACCCACCTGACTTTCCTTTACGAAATTCCAACCATTCCTCAGAATTCTTTTCGAATTTAATTGTTTTCATTCTTTTTTCCCTCATTATCTGTCTTAATAGTCTTTTTAATTGGCAATTTTTCAGTCAATTTCTTCTTCAATTCATCTTTTATACTAAGAATTTCTTGATTAGTGCGAAGTTCTGCGCCGAGGGAGACATAAAACTTGCGAAGTTCATCGATAGTTTTAGCTTTTTTCATTTCTTCGATGGTCTTATTGATTTCGTCTTGGAAGAGGTTTGCTTTATAGGCTTCAAATTGTTCCATTTCTTCACGACTCGCTACTTCTCCGGAAGCGAGATATCCTAACATCGCTAGTGCGCGCCCTACAGCTACAGTTTCTAGCTTTTCATTTTCTTTATCACCCTTCTTAGCGGCGTCTGCTGAAGCCGTAGCATTGGCTGTGAGCTTGACAATATTAATATCTGTCCCTACAGTTGCTAAATCTAATACAACCTTAGAATCTCGCCAGATACGTGCGATAAAGCGGACTTTATTTTCTGAGATATCTTCACGTTCGGTGTCGATTTTGCCATTTGGATTTTCTTCCCAAAAAATTTTGATACGATCTGCAACCTTTGCGTAATCTACGCCACCCCCAATTTTTACTGTTTTAATTCGCCCTACCATAATTAGCCCTTCTTAACTACGTTTACTCTGACAAATTTCGCAATTCCTAATTGCTTTACTTCAATTTTCATAATTGATTTTCCTTTTAATTAAAAATTATTCTGTCGCTATCGTTGATTAAATGGTTTTCTTTTAATTCTAAGAATTCATTGTAAGTTCCAGTAAAAATCAAATTTTCGCTAGAATTATAAATTGAAATATTCATATTTTCTCTCTTTTCTTTTTTGGTTAGTCTAATAGTGCTGTACCAATCATGACGAATCCGAGGATACTCATGACTGGTAATGTTGCAGCGCCAACCCAGATTAGAAAAAGTCCAGACCCTGCTAATAAAATCGTTTCTGCGAAGGTGCTTTCTTCTGAGTTTTGCTGATTATTAAATTTGTTGTAACTATTCATTTTTTTGTTTTCCTTATTTTTTTGTTTTATTTGTTATTGCCGAATTTTTAAGTTGCTAAAACTTTTATTGGGTTCATAGCCGTTTTTTCACTCTATGGAAAACAAATTTCAAAACAATGCATTTGTTCCCCAAGGGAAAGAAAAAATAGGACCGAAAAGGCCCTATTTTTTTAATCTATACATACTAAAGACTACATGATTTTTAATACATATATAAATTAAAACTTTATGTGTTTTTAATTTATATATAAACTAAAAATACGCCCGAAACTGGGCGTAAACAAAATAATTTCATATGGTGCGAGCTAAGAGACTCTAACTCTCGACCTCTTCCTTGGCAAGGAAGCGCTCTAAACAACTGAGCTAAGCTCGCA